TCTTGCGATTACTGCTGCTGAAAACTTCACGGATACGGCGCAAGGAACATACGCGTCTATCTTCACGACTGCTACAGGCGGCAACTCTGCGACTGAAGTTTTCCGTTTTGGCCCTGCGGGTCAGTTTGGTATTGGCGGTGCTACATACGGCACGTCCGGTCAGTTCTTAACGTCTGGTGGCGCGTCTGCCGCTCCATCTTGGACGACGGTAACGCTTGCAACCCTTGGCGGCGTTGTTCCTGTGGCCTCTGGCGGCACGAACATTACGTCCTACACAGTGGGCGATCTTCTGTACGCCTCTGCTTCTACAACGCTTTCAAAACTGGCTGACGTTGCTACCGGATCAGTTCTTGTGTCGGGCGGCGTTGGTGTTGCTCCTGCATGGTCTAATTCGCCTACGGTTACGGCTTTAACAACGGGCAGTGTCAGCAATAGCGGTAACGAGACGTTTACTGGAACTGGTGCGCGTATTCTTGGTGATTTTACCAATGCCACGATTACGAACCGCTTGGCTTTCCAGACAAGCACGACCAACAGCACGACAGGCATTTATGCTCTGCCTAACGGCACATCCACGGCTGCTTCTTGGCAAGCGACCAACGCCGCTGATCCTACCAACGCATCCAAGATTTTGATTGCGACGAACGGCTCCACGGACGTTCAGTTGGTGTCGGGTATTAACGGCACGGGTACGTATTTGCCATTGACGTTCTATACCAGCGGCGCAGAAAAAATGCGCTTGGATACGTCAGGCAATTTGGGGATTGGGACGACTTCGCCTTCTTATAAGTTAGATGTAGGATCAGGAAGCGGTCTTGTTGTTAATCGTATTAACGGCGGGGCAACCAATTCTGTTGACGGGTCCGCAACATATTATGCCAATAACGGAACTAACATTTTAGCAATAGGAAATTACAGTGCAATTGCTGGTGGAGCGTATTCTAACCAACCATATATTTATGGCGCGGTTGGCAACTTATTAACGCAATCTGCTGGCGCTTTAATATATAATACTGGTGGCAGTTCAGAACGTATGCGCATCGACTCCAGCGGCAACGTAGGTATTGGAACGACTTCGCCGGGTGCAAAACTGCAAGTGGGCGATGGTACGTCTTCTGTCCAATCATTGACCGTAGGATCAAGTTCTGGAACAGGTGGCGGCGCATACACGGCTGTAAAAAATGGCAGCACTTTTATTGCTGCATTAGGTAACTATTCAAATATTCTTGGTGGTGCGTATAGCGCATCTCCGGTTTTATATTTCAACGGAGGGCTTCAGTTTTCTGAAACTGGCACAGAGCGTATGCGCATAGACAGCAGCGGCAACGTAGGTATTGGGACTAGTTCGCCGGGGGCATATAAATTAAACGTCAACGGAAGTTTCTATCAATCTGGCGGTTATGCCTATCTTGCAGGGTTCAATTCTGCTGGCACAACATATCCAAATCAAAATATAGGATTAGCAGTTGCTAATAACTGGACAAACGGACAAGCAGAACAAGATATTTGGAACACTGCTGACCCATCAGTCTATACGAATACAGGTATTGGTTTTTACCAACTTGTAACATCTGCTTCTGCCCGTAATTTGATGTTTTTACATAATAACGGCAACGTAGGTATTGGGACGAGTTCGCCAGTTACAAAATTTAACGTATATGCTGGTAGAACAACTTTAAATGCAAACAATGAACCATACGCTTTACAATTAAATTATGGAACATCTCAAAATGGTCCATTTTTAGGTTCTCCAAGTGCTGATGCTTTTACTGTTTCTAGCAGCGGTGGCACAGAACGTATGCGTATCGACTCCTCCGGCAATCTGCTGGTGGGGACGACGACATCGCCTTCTGGCAGCGGTAATATTTCTACTTCAGGGTCTCATTTTGACAACCTTGGGAACGTCCGTAGCGCCCCAATCAATGCCAAAACATCTGCTTATACCTTACTTGCGACGGATAACGGACAAACTATATCAATCACTACTGGTGGCGTAACTGTTCCAAACTCTGTTATGTCAGCAGGTAACATTGTTACTATCTACAATAACTCAGGTAGCAGCCAAACCATTACTCAAGGCACGGGCGTAACAATGCAGTGGGCGGGACAATCCTCATCTACTACAGGTAACAGAACTCTTGGTTTGTACGGAATTTGCACAATCATCTTCATTACATCATCTAACGCGGTTATTTCTGGCGCAGGGCTGACGTAACATGACCATTATGCAGAGTTTTTTTACGACAGCGGGGAAGGTATTAGCCGCCCCCGGATCAAATTCTTATACTTCTGCCGGAAGTTATACTTGGACAGCACCTTCTAACGTATATTCTGTATCTGTCGTTGCAGTAGGCGGCGGCGGGTCTACTGTTACATCTAACGGTTCAACCGCCGTTGGCGGTGCAGGTGGTGGTGGGTTAGGATATATTAATAATTATTCCGTAACTCCCGGAAATAATTATACAGTTGTTGTTGGCGGGGCATCTGGGCAAAGTTATTTTGTTAACTCCTCAACAGTCGCTGGAAACGGTGGCGGAAACGGTTCCCTTGGCTCCAATGGTTCTGGCGGCGGTTATACTGGAACTGGCGGTGGTAATGGCGGCAGCGGCGGGGCAGCATCTGGTTGTGGAGGCGCTGGCGGCGGAGGCGCAGGGGGATATTCTGGCAACGGCGGCGGTGGCGCAAAATATGGCACTACATCCGGTTCAGGTTCTGGCGGAGGTGGCGGCGGCGGTTCAGGTCACGGCGGTGGCGGTGGCGTTGGTATTTTGGGGCAAGGATCAAATGGAAGCAACGCAGGAGGCTGTGGAGGCGCTGGTGGGGGTGGTTCTGGCGGAGGAGGAGGCACCTTCCCAACTGGCGCATGCAGTCGTAATGGTGGTGCTGGCGGCGCATATGGCGGAGGCGGGGGAGGCCCCCAAGTTAGTTCTTCTCCCAATGGTAATGCAGGAAGTGGCAGCGGTGGCGCTGTTCGTATTATGTGGCCCGGTTGTAAGCGTTCATTCCCATCTACTTGTGCGGGTAGCCCATAATGGATTTAGAACTTTATATTGAAGTTGATGAACAAGGTAATCCAGTAAATCACCCATTATTGGCAGAAAATTTACACGCCAATTATCCAGAGGGTATCCCCGATAAATATCAACCATTTAAACGGGTTTTAAAACCTTTTGATTATACAGGAAGTCCAAATGATTTCCCCACATATCAAAAAATAGATGGTATTTGGCAGGATGTTTGGGTAAACCCATAACTACAACGCATAAATAACGGGGGTTAAATGTCAGACGCTATAGAACCGTGGCACTATTTTACGTCTCCAATATACAATTTTAAAAAACCAGAATTTCTTAAATCAGCAACTGAAGTTTGCTTGGAAAAATTAAAAGAAATTAAAAAAACAACAAAAGTTAATGAAATATATCCATTATATAATACTGCGGCATTGCATACGGATGAAAGGTTAAAAGACCTTGTTGATTATACAGTGCAAATGGCTTGGAATATTTTAAATGACCAAGGATACAATATGGATTTGTATCAAATAAATATTTATGATTTTTGGTGTCAGGAGCATCATAAACATTCAAGTCATGAGAGACATATTCATAATTCTATTATTTCTGGTTTTTATTTTATAGATACTCCACCAGAAGGATGCCGTTTGGTTATCCATGAGCCACGTTCTGCAAAAGAATATGTAGGACTTATTGAACGGGATAATTCAAAGGCAACTTATGCCAGTAATATGATTAATTTTGTACCTGACCCGGGAACAATTATATTTACAAATTCATGGTTACCCCATTCATTTACTAAGAATGAATCAAAAAAACCATTTCGTATGATTCATTTTAATGTCGGTGTTATTTATTCTCCACCAATTGCAACAGTTATATAATGATAAATAAGTACGGCATCCGGTTCAACAAGTCCCGTGGTCAACCCGGTCGCGGGACGGAGGACCATGTCTGGCGGGTGTTTGAAAACGGCAAAGAGTACCTGTTTAAGCATCTGGATATACAGGTTCCCGTCAAAGATGAACGGGATGGCGGGGATTGGAATATTGTCTGCTTTGGTGTATTATCTATTGACAAGGAAACCTCCACCGCCATCATCCGGAATGCCTAATTATGAATGAGTATCAAAACCTTATAGATATAGGGGCGGCGATGGCCCTGACCGTGGCGGGATGGCTTTTGCGGGAACTTTGGGGCGCGGTAAAAGAACTACAACGGGACATCAGTAAACTGGAGGCGTCGCTTCCAAAAGAATACGTTCTTAAAGACGATTTAGATAAACGGATGGCCCATATTGAAGATATGTTCCAACGTATCTACGACAAACTTGACAATAAGGCGGACAAGCCATGAGTGTAACGACAAACCTTGCCCTTAACGAACCAGCGTATAATAGCACGTCCCCTACATGGGACCAACCGCTCAATTACAACGCTACCATTCTTGACCAGATGTATGGGAATACCACTGGCGTTTCCGTTAGCACTAGCGGGTCAACAACTTATACTAACATTACCGCACCCAGTTCTACAGCGGCGGGTTCTACGTCTCAAGCTATGCGATTTAATTTGACTGGTGCTTTGGCGGCGAATCAAAACGTACTTTTACCACAAGGCGTGGCAGGAATGTGGATTGTTAGCAATAACACTTCCGGCGCATATACGGTTTCAATTGGTTCAAATAACGGGAGTAATTCCGCCGCTGGAACTACGGTATCAGTACCTCAAGGGTATAGCAGCATTGTTTTCTGCGACGGAACTAACGTAAAATTATCGGACGATGGCATTCTTCAGGGCGGTAATATTGCAGGTAACTTAACCGTTGGCGGCAGCATTACAGCGGGTACAACTGTAAGCGATTCAATTGGTAATTTGCGAAATATTCCACAAAATTCCCAAACCACATCTTATGTATTGGTGGCTACTGACAACGGTAAATGCATCAATATAACAACGGGTGGTGTAACTGTTCCATCTGGTATCTTTAACGCGGGTCAAAATATCGTTATTTTTAATAATTCTAGTTCAAATCAAACAATTACGCAGGGAACTAGCACCACGCTTAGATTGGCTGGGACAACAAATACGGGCAATAGAACTATGCTTCCTTATGGATTGGCAACAATATTTTGTGTTGCATCCAATACATTTGTAGTTTCTGGCAGTGGCGTATATTAATGACTATTGTTGCATTAATTTCAGGAAATTCTGGACCAGATTTGCTAGTTTCACCTAGTGTTGGTGGCAATAGCACTTGGAATTTTGCATCACAAGGTAACTTTGTAATTTCCACGGCTGGCACTTACACGATAACCGTGACCAATACCTACAATAGATCGGTTAAAATGTGGGGTGGCGGGGGTGGAACTATACAAAGCGCCAATGGCGGGGGCGGCGGTTTCAGCACGGGCAACCTTTTATGGATAGCAAATTCAACTTTTGTTGTTGTTGTTGGCAGTGGCGCAAGTGGTAAAACACCGGGGTCATATGGCGGTGGTGGCACTGGGGGCGGCGGTAACGGCGTATCTGGCGGCGGTGGTGGAGGATATACTGGGTTATTTTCAAATAGCGTTTCATTTGCCAATGCAGTCGCATTAGCTGGCGGTGGTGGCGGTGTGTTTATTTACCAAGGAGGTTATACTTCCGGAGTTGGTGGCGCTGGTGGTGGCACTTCAGGGCAAGATGGAAGTTCAGATATTCATGGTGCAAGAGGATATGGCGGGACACAATCCGCAGGTGGAGCAGCAGGAACACCTTTTGATGGTCAAAACGTAAATCCAACTTCAGGTTCCGCTCTTCAAGGTGGAAATGGTGGTAGCGCCTTTAATAGTGACTGGGTAGGTGGTGGCGCGGGTGGCGGCGGATACTACGGCGGCGGCGGTGGTGCAGGTGGCGGTGCTTCATCTGGCTCTGGCGGCGGCGGTTCTGGCTACATAGGTGGATTATCAAGCGCAACTACAACAACAGGTTCTGGTAGCACACCTGCCAATTCGTCTGATTCTGACCGGGGAAGTTCTGGAAATTCACAAACGGATGGAAGGTTTATAATTGTTGCATGATTACGTACACATGGTCCTTTCCTCAATTTATAGTGAACCCAGTTTCTGAAGGCCTGACTAATGTGGTTACGGCCATTAATTGGGTATGCACGGGAACGGATGGCACTGTCACATCATCTGCATCTGGTACGGCTAATTTAGGTTCGCCAAACCCAGCAGAATTCGTTCCATATGCTGACATTACTCAAGAAATGGCCTATCAATGGGTTGCGGGTTGTATTAGTATGCCCGGCGTTGAGGCGCAAATTGCTTCACAAATTAACCTATTAAGTGAAACAACGTCACAAACCCAACAACCACCATTCTAAGAGGATTCAATGGAAAATCTTGAACTTGACCTTAAACTTACCGTTGCTCACGTTAACACTGTGCTTAAGCATCTTGGTGCTGGCGTCTATGCTGAAGTTGCTGATCTTATTAATCTCCTACATGGTCAGGCAAAGCCTCAAGTTGAAGCTGCAGCTGTTGCGCCTATTGCGGCGGAATCAGAGCCGGAAAATACACCTGCTGAATAATATGGACTAAGTATGGACCCGTTTACCCTCATCGCTGGCGCGACTGCAATCTATAATAGCATCAAGTCCGCCGTCGATGCAGGGCAGGACGTAATGGAAACTGCAGAAAAAGTGGGCAATCTTTTCAGTAAGGTTGCCCAAATTGTTACTATTGCGTCTACACCACGCAAAAAGAAAATGTTCCAAAGCCAAGCTGAATTTGAAGCTGAGGCGGTTAAGATTTACGCCGCTAAAGCTAAGGCCCAGCAGATGCAGTTAGACGTTAAAAATATGTTTGTGGGGCAGTATGGCCCTGCCGCATGGGAAGGTATTCAACGGTCAGTCATTGAGATGCGGAAGGAAGCTGCCCGTCAAGCTGCGGCTGCCTTGAAGGAACAGGAAGAAAACCGCAAGGATTTGATTATGGTTAGCAGTATTGTAGGTTTTCTGGTATTAGGCATTGGTGCGATTGGCTTATATCTTATGTTAACGGTGAAATAACATGGACATTCTTAAAACTTTTGGACCATTACTTGGTTCAGTTGCTCCTACTATTGCGACGGCTCTAGGCGGCCCAGTGGCAGGTATGGCAGTTAAAGCCATTTCCAGTGCTTTATTTGGGCATCAAGATGGAACAGAGGACGACATTATGTCGGCTTTGGCTAATCCAAATGGCGACCAATTAGCCGCTCTCAAAAAGATTGACGCAGATTTTAAGGTTCAAATGAAATCTTTGGACATTGATCTGGAGCGGATTTCTGAACAGGACCGTGATTCAGCCCGTCAAATGCAGATTGCAACGCGGGATTGGATTCCTCGTGTTTTGGCTGTTGGTGTGACAATCGGGTTCTTTGGCATCATTGCCTACATTTTACATTTTGGCCTTCCAGCTACGGGTGGTGAAGCACTTCTTATGCTTATTGGGACGCTTGGAACTGCTTGGACTGGCGTTATGGGATTTTATTTTGGCTCTTCTGCTGGTTCGAAACAAAAGACTGATGCGCTTACGGCTTCTTTGGGGAACAAACAGTGAACGGTAATTTTGAACAATGTTTAGCCCTCGTTCTTAAATCTGAAGGTGGGTATACGGATAATCCCAAAGACCCCGGCGGTCGTACAAACCTTGGCGTAACGCAAAAAGTTTGGGAATCTTGGGTAAAGCGAGATGTTACTGAAGCTGAAATGAAGGCGTTAGGGCCGCAGGACGTGGCTCCTTTGTATAAGACTAATTATTGGGATAAGATCAGTGGCGACTCACTTCCTCTTGGCATTGACTATGCCACTTTTGATATGGCTGTTAATAGTGGGGTAGGCCGTGCGGCGA